CCCCCTTTCTTTTTTGGTATACTTCCTCTTTGGAGGAATATATTATGGCAACTAGACGTAATTTCTTTAAGTATCTTGGTCTTGCTGGTGGCGTTGCCACAGGTGGCGTTGTCGCTGCTGCAGCTATCCTTCCTAAAGATAAACCAAAGCACATTGAACAACTTGATGGCAGCTCACACTTACAATTGCGAGCAACATATGGCGAGAAGGTTGGCCTCGGCACAATAAATCCAACTAACAAACTAACGGTTTTTAGTCAAGGTCCAGAGTTTGTTCCTGGAACTGCTAAGCAGGTTGATGTTTGGTTCAAGCCAGGTCCTGATGGAGAATTGTACTTGAAAGTTAATGGAAAATGGCGTAAAGTAGTCACTGAATGAGCAAGTTCTATACAAATGTAAGTATCCGAGGGAATAAAATCCTTCTCCGTGGCTATGAGGATGGTCGTAGAGTCCATACCGACATCCCATACCAACCTTTCTGCTTCCAACGGTCGAGCAACCCTAATGCTCCCTATAAAACAATCGATGGCTATCCAGCTGATAGGAAGGACTTTGAATCTATCAACGATATGATGGATTACATGAAGTTGTATGATGGGGTAGAAGGAATGAAACTCTATGGTATGACATCAAAGAGTTCTCTCATCTATCCATTCATCCATGAATACTATCCTGGCGAAATTCAGTACGATGCGTCTTTAATGAACATCGTCCACCTTGATATCGAGGTTGCAGCTGACGAAGGATTCCCTAACATTGATGAAGCTGATAAGGCACTAACTGCTATCACTATCAAGGTTAAGGATAGATACTACACATTTGGTTGTGGTGACTATACTCCTTCTGCCGACAACATCATGTACGCTAAGTGTAAGAACGAGCGCGACTTAATTATGAAGTTCTTGACACTTTGGGATTCCCCTCTTGTCGATCCAGACATTGTGACTGGATGGAACGTAGAGGGGTTTGATATTCCATACCTTGTTAATAGAATCGATAGAGTATTCAACGACGAAGGTAAGATGTCAAGAAAGCTCTCGCCATGGAAGATCGTCGACGATAAAGAAATTATTATGAGAGGCTCTGGTAAGACTCTCAAGGCCAAGACATTGAGAGGAATCTCGGTGCTTGACTACTTGCAACTTTATAGAAAGTTTACATACTCCGATACAGAAAGCTATTCTCTTAACCACATTGCTCATCTTGAGCTTGGGGAGAAGAAGATTGACTACTCTGAGTATGAAAGTCTCTTCGATCTTTATAAACATGACTTCCAAAAGTTCATTGAGTATAATATCCACGACGTTACCCTTGTAAGCCAACTTGATGATAAGATGAAGCTTATTGATCAAGTACTTGCTATTGCATATGATGCAAAGGTTGATTACATCGACACTCTTCGTACTGTCCGTATGTGGGATATGATTATCCACAACTATCTAATCGATAACAATATCGTTGTTCCTCTTTCCAAGAATGAGGAAGAACTCAAGTTGGTTAGAGAAGAGAAGGATCAACCAATCAAAGGCGCTTATGTAAAAGATCCTAAGCCAGGAATGTATAAGTATGTTGTCTCATTTGACTTGACATCTCTGTACCCATCTTTGATCATGCAGTATAACATTTCACCTGACACAAAGATCAATAAGGTTGACCTTACACCAGAAGATTGTCTTGACAATACTGGTTCATATCAGATGGCAAAGGATGATGCAAAGAGCCTAGACTATACACTCTGTGCTAACGGCACAATGTATAGAAAGGATAAGCTTGGCTTCCTACCAGCACTAATGGAAAAGGTCTTTGCCGATAGAAAGAAGTATAAGAAGCTGATGCTTGAAGCAAAGCAGAAGTATGAGCTATCGAAAGACCCAGAAGATGAGAAGAAGTACGTTCAGTATAACAATATGCAGATGGCAAAGAAGATTCAGCTGAATAGTTGTTATGGTGCTTTATCTAATATCTACTTCCGATTCTTTGATACAGATCTTGCTGAAGCAATTACACTATCTGGTCAGGTATCAATTCGTTGGATGCAGGCGAAGATGAATGAGTTCTTGAATAAGACTCTCAAGACCGACAACATTGATTACGTTATCGCTGTCGACACGGACTCGTTGTATATTACTCTCGATAAGTTTGTAGAGAAAGTATATAGTGGCAAGGTACCTGAGAGAGATAAAGTCATTCGTATGCTTGATAAGGCATGTGATGAAGTGTTCCAGCCATTCATCGAAAAGAGTTATGACGACCTAGCAAACCATATGTTGATCTATAGTCAGCGTATGCAGATGAAGCGAGAGTCTATCGCTGATAAAGGTATCTGGGTTGCTAAGAAGAGATACATCTTGAATGTCTTTAACGAAGAAGGTGTTCAATATGAGAAGCCAAAGCTAAAGATGAAAGGTATCGAAGCTGTCAAGTCATCGACTCCTGCCAAGATCAAGGAAGCAATTAAGAAATCGCTCGACATTATCATGAATGGCACTAAGGATGAGTTTGCTGTCTTTGTCGAGGACTTCAAGAAAGAGTTTGACACAATGCCATTTGAGGATGTAGCATTCCCTAGAAGTTGTCAAGGCGTAACTAAGCACAAGATTGGCGGTAAGGCTATTCCTATTCATGTTAGAGGTGCTCTTGTCTACAATGCTTTCATAAATAAGCATGGTCTCGATAAAAAGCACAACAAGATTCAAGATGGGGATAAGATTAAGTTTTGTTATCTAAGAACACCTAATCCACTTTCGACCAACGTTATATCATCCCCAGGTGCCTTGCCAAAGCAATTCAACATTGATGGTTATATCGATCACGATACACAATTTGAAAAGTCATTCATTGAACCTATGAGATCTATTACTGATAATATTGGTTGGGATGTTGGCGAGAAACAATTAACACTAGAAGACATGTTTGGGTAATTATATGCAAAAAGGTTATAACTTTGATTTTGGTTTCAGCGCAGTCGATGAAGAAGAGTTAAAGAAGCTCACTGGTGCCGAACAGGAAACCGAAGAGCTTTCAAAGCTTCTTGATGAACAAGCAACAAATGCTGAACTCTATAAGGATACTGTAGTCCAGATTGAGCAAATGATTACACCACTGCTCAATAACCTGATGCTGAATCCAAGTAAGAATTACATCTACTGGCCAAATAGAGTTGAGAAGATGAAACTCTTTAAGGCTGAATTAGAGAAGTTATTCACAATCGCTAAAGATGCTTCTTGATTATCTAGTACTAGCCGTAGCATTAATCCTTTCTGGTGTTGCTGCCTACTATTCGGTAGTAGGCTTGGCAGCTATCTTTAGTGGTGCATTTATATCTGTAGTAGTGATGGGCTCAGCCCTTGAGCTTGGTAAGTTAGTCGCTGCTAGCTGGCTCTATAGAAACTGGCAAGAAGCACCAAAGCTAATTAAGTATTACCTATCGGTAGCAATCGTTGTCCTAATGTTCATTACATCAATGGGCATCTTTGGTTATCTATCAAAGGCTCACTTAGAGACTCAAGCACTTATGACATCTGATGTCAGTGCCGAACTACAAACACTCAACGATACAATCGAATCAAGAACAAATACAAAGGTTCTAGTTGAAAAGCAAATTGAAAACATTGATAATACTTTAGTTAAGTATATTGAAATGGGCTCTGTCACAAAGGGTCTGCAAGAAAAGCGAAGACTAGATGGTGAACGTAAACAGCTTGAACAAGAAAGAAAGGCTGTTGAACAAGAATTAGTTGAGCTGAAGTCCAAGAAGAATAAACTAGAGTCAGAAGTTAAAAAGATTGAAGTTGAAGTTGGTCCACTAAAGTATATTGCGGAGTTGGTTTATGGATCTGATGCCGAAAGCCATTTTGGCAGCGCTGTTCGTATGGTCATTATCCTTCTTATATTGGTGTTTGACCCTCTTGCTGTCATTCTTCTAATAGCTGCTAACTCAAACTTTGTTAATAGAGACAAAAAAATTCAACAAGAAAAACGTATTCAAGAGTTGAGAAAACTTGGAAAACGTGGTATAGTTGTCAACAAGAAAGAGATACTAAAGTTATAGTAACTGAGGTTTATTATGTCTAAATTTTTCCGTAATTTGATTGAAGAGATTAAAGATGAAGATACATCTATTGCTGAGGACGGTGCTGGTAGTGCTGAGTTCACAGGCAGCATTGACAGTGGTAGCTATTCTCTTAATGCTGCTCTTAGTGGGTCAATCTTTGGTGGCGTTCCTAATAACAAGATAACTGCTTTTGCTGGTGAGAGTGCTACTGGTAAGACGTTCTTTGTTCTTGGTATTGTAAAGAGCTTCCTAGATAGCAATCTAGATGCTGGTGTCATCTATTATGACACTGAAGCTGCTGTTACTCGTGATATGATGAAGTCTCGTGGTATTGATACCAAGCGAGTAATCATTGCCGAGCCTGATACTATTCAGAAGTTTAGAGAACATGCTTTGAAGTTCCTGGAAGCATATGGCAAGACAGAAGAAGGTGACCGTCCTCCTATGATGATGGTTCTTGACTCTCTTGGTATGTTATCGACTTCTAAGGAAATGGCTGACTCGCTCGAAGGTAAGGATACTAGAGACATGACTAAGAGTCAGGTCATCAAGGCTGCGTTTAGAGTCCTTACTTTGAAGTGTGCGAAGTATAAGGTACCGATGTTGGTAACTAACCATGTGTATGCTGTTGTTGGTTCTTATGTTCCAATGAATGAGATCTCTGGTGGTACTGGATTGAAGTATGCTGCTTCTACTATTGCTATGTTGTCAAAGAGAAAGGAAAAGGTTGACAACGAAGTAATTGGTAATGTAATTAAAGTGAAGATGTATAAGTCACGACTCTCTAAGGAGAATGCACAAGTTGAATGCTTGCTGACTTATGATAAGGGTCTTGATCGTTATTATGGTCTACTAGACCTTGCTGAGAAGTATGGTATCTTTAAGAAAGTATCTACTCGATATGAGATGCCAGATGGATCTAAGGTCTTTGGTAAGAACATTCTTGAAGACCCCGAGAAGTATTATACAGATGAAGTACTGAAGGCTATTGATGAAGCTGCAAAGAAGGAGTTTAGTTATGGAGCATCCGGACCCGAAGAATCACTTGAGGTGGAGTCTGGCGAAGAGTAGTCTTCGCATTCTAGCTGGTGCTGTCCTTGTTGGGCAGTATGTAGTAATGGCTGGCTTATTGTTGATTGTTGCTGAAATTTTGGGTATAGTAGAAGAAATTGTATGATTGAAAATTATATTATCTCTGCATTAGTTCAAGAAGGGGAGTTTGCCAGAAAGACTCTTCCATTCCTAAAGAAAGATTACTTTTCTGATGAAGGTCAGAAGGTTGTCTTTGAGCTTGTTAGGCAATTTGTAGAGAAATATAATAAGACACCTAATAAGGCCGTCCTTAGTGTCGACCTCGATGAACTCAAAGGCTTGAACCAGACCACCTACGAACAAGCCAAGGAGTGTATCAAACTAATAGGAATGAATCCAACAGTCGACGAACAGTGGCTGTTAGACAATACTGAGAAGTTTTGTCAGGATAAGGCAATCTATAATGCCATTATGGATTCAATCAAGATTATGGATGATAAGAAAGAGCAGCAAAGTAGAGGTGCAATACCAAAACTACTTTCCGATGCTCTTGGTGTGTCATTTGACCAAAACATTGGCCATGACTTCCTAGAAGACTCTAATAGTCGGTTTGATAACTACCACAAGAAAGAGAAGAGAATTCCTTTCGATATTGAGTTCTTGAATAAGATTACTAAGGGCGGCCTTCCTCGTAAGACCCTAAACATTATCTTGGCTGGTACTGGTGTTGGTAAGTCGTTGGCGATGTGCCATATGGCAGCCCACAACCTATCCTCTGGCCAGAATGTTCTATACATTACGATGGAAATGGCTGAA